CTACCGCAAAATCGTTATCGTTGACACCGCCGATAACAAGTTCGTCACTGGCTCCGAATCTTTCATCCGAAACTTCAAGGAAATTTACGCCGAAATGGACGGCGAGCCGTTCGAGATTGAGGTCTACAAGAAGCCCTCTAAGAACTACAACGGCAAGGAGTTTATCACCTGCTCCGTTCTCTAAATCCGCCAACGGGAGAGGGACAAAACCCTCTCCCAACCAATAAGGAGGTCTCGTAATGAATAACCTTAGCGAATATAGGAAACAAAGAAAGCGCATACGAGACTACATGAGTAGAGCCAAGCGTAAAGGCTATTTTTTCACATATGAATTACCGGCTATACCTAAAGCACCGACAAAGAAAGATATAGAATCCCTTAAAAAAGTAACGCCGAAAACCTTGCGCGAAACAGGCTTTTTTGTAGACCCATCTACAGGCGAAGCCCTGCAAGCCGCTGAGCACTTTGCAGAATCAAGAAGAGAAACGGCAAGGAAAGCTGGGCAGACAAGACGGCGAGTTTCACCGGAAGAATTTGAAGCTGGTTTGCTTAATGGAGAGCATTATCTTATACAGCAAATGTATGACATGCTCGGTAAGTTATCTTCGCCAGATAAAAGACTGTTTCATAAGCGTCGGAGACGTTATCAAATGTATTCCGAAGAACGCGCCCAATATGTAATAGGAGTGATAGACACATACATAGCGACCTATGGGGAAGCAGAAATAGCGCATCGAATAGCAGACAATATTGCAAATATAGAAGATGCTATAAACAAGCTGCTTTATTCGTATCCAGAAACTGAGATAAACGTAGGCGCGAACATAATAATAAATGCAGTCAGAGGTCGAAGCATGTCGGCTCTTGAAGCGAGCGAGCTATACGAAGCAGGGGACGAAGTTGGTTTCACATGAAAAAACCTTCATACCGTTACTTCGTTGGAGACTTTGAGACAACGGTATTTAAAGGGCAAACCTATACAGAAGTGTGGGCAAGCGCATGTGTAGAAATGAATACCGAGGATGTTGTCATTCATCATTCGATAGGCGAAACCTTTGATTATTTAATTGGGCTAAAAAGCAACGTTATTATTTACTATCACAACCTTAAATTCGACGGTAGTTTCTGGCTGTCCTATTTGTTAACAGAGCTTAAATTTCAACAGGCTTATAACAAACTGAACGAGGATGGAACTAACGTAGAATGGCAAAAGCAATCAGATATGAAGAACAACACATTCAGTTATTTGATAAGCGACATGGGCTCGTGGTACAATATAACAATTAAAGTTAATAACAAGTATATCAAGATAGTTGATAGCTTAAAGCTACTCCCATTTAGCGTGGCTCAAATAGGCGCATCCTTTAAAACCAAACACCAGAAAAGCGCTATTGAATATACCGGGATTCGTTATGCTGGCTGTCCCATTACTGAGGAAGAACAAGGCTACATTGCCAACGACGTTCTTGTGGTTAAAGAAGCTCTCGAAATAATGTTCTCGCAGGGGCATAATAAATTAACCATTGGTTCTTGCTGTCTTGAAGAGTTTAAGCACACATGGTTTAAGGAAGAATATGAAAGCCTATTTCCCGATATCTACGCTTATGAAATAGATCGAGAAGTCTACGGTTATGTTAGCGCTGGGGAGTATATTCGCAAGAGCTATCGTGGCGGGTGGTGTTATCTCGTCAAAGGCAAGGAAGATAGGGTGTATCATAACGGTACAACGGCTGATGTTAATTCTTTGTATCCCTCTGTTATGAGCAGCACAAGCGGGAACAAATACCCAACAGGCAACCCAACATTTTGGCATGGCAATTTCATCCCGCCTATAGCTGAGGACGGAAACCATTATTACTTCGTTCGCATCAAGACACGTTTCAATATTAAACCGGGCTATCTACCATTCATCCAAGCAAAACACGACCCAATGTACATAGGCACCGAAAACCTTGAAACATCGGACATATATGACAGCGAAACAGGAAAATATTATAGCAAATATACATGGAACGGAGAAGTACGCGATACACGAATGACAATGACAGTAACTATGACAGATTTAAAGCTAATACAAGAGCATTATGATTTGGAAGAGTTTGAAATAATTGATGGATGTTTCTTCAAGGCTTATTCTGGTTTGTTTGACGAGTACATGGAGAAGTACAAGAAACAGAAGCAAACAAGTAAAGGAGCATTGAGACAGTTAGCAAAACTTTTCTTGAATAATTTGTATGGTAAAATGGCAAGCAGCACATGCTCAAGTTTTAAGGTGGCTTTTGTTAAAGACGATGGTTCTATAGGTTTCTTTCCTGTAGAAGCCTATGATAAAAAGCCCGGTTACATTCCTATCGGTTCAGCTATCACAAGTTACGCCAGAGACTTTACCATTCGCGCGGCTCAAAAGAACTACCACGGCAAGGACAAGCCCGGTTTTATCTACGCCGACACCGACAGTATCCATAGCGACCTTGCGCCGGAGGATATTGTAGGCATCAAGGTAGACGATAGGGAGTTCTGTTGTTGGAAGCTGGAATCTTGTTGGGACTACGCCTATTTTACACGTCAGAAAACATACATCGAGCACGTTACACATGAGAATCAAATACCGGTAGACGAACCGTATCTTGAAATAAAGTGCGCGGGTATGCCGGAGAAATGTAAAGACCTATTTGCAAAATCACTTGAATCAACGCCAGAAAAAGTAGAAGAATGGAGGAAAGAAACAGTACGAGGAACAGACATACCGAAGTACACAGAAGAAGAGATTGAGTTCTTTTCAAAGCGCAGAACATTAAACGATTTTAATGTAGGCTTGAAAGTTCCTGGTAAGCTGCTACCGAAGAGAATAAAAGGCGGCGTATTACTTACCGAAACAACATATGAAATGAGGTAACTATGGATTACTTTATTTGCCAAGGTTCAATGCGAAAACTAATTAGCGTTCTCACTCTTATTGAAGATATGAATATCAGAACATATGGAGTTAGCATAGATAAAACTTTAGATAAGTACAAACTGTTTGTTTTAATGAGCAATACAGACTTACAAAAAATTCGGGGTGTTATAGTCAACATGGAGGGTTTTTAATGAACATTGATTGCAAGAAAAACCACGATGAATTTGTCGCTCTTCTCCGTGCGTCTAAGCGTGAGGGAGCTGCATACCGCTGACATGTATGCTACATACATTATCGAGAATGAAAGGGTGAATCTGGATGAAAAATAAACCGGTTAAAGTAGCCACGAAGAAGATTGTTAAAGAGCGGAACAAGACTACGAACTATCCCAAGGATAGTCACGGCGAGTTCTGCAAGCGATGCACCGCTAAGCACAACGGTTGTCCACGCGGCTCTAAGCATGGCTGTGATTTATGAACAGAGCAGAGTTCTATCATAAATATTTTGTAGGCAAAACATTGCAAAGTGTTTATGATATGTTACCCTTTGCTGGTTATACCAGAATCCTGTGCGACAATACAGGCTTTTATAAGCCAGCCTTGCATCGAGAACGGTTTGGAAATGAAACCGTAAAACGAGCGTACCACTACGCCAATGAAATTATCTATATAGAGACCGGCGATTCCGTGTATGAGAACAAAATAAAATGGGACAAGCAACACAGAAGAAAAAACAAAAACCCTAAGAGATAATTCTCTTAGGGTTTTCTATATCCATAACGTGAGCAAACACAAGGCGGGTAGCAAATCCGACAACGTCACCGGCAGTATATTTCACCTGTGCTTTCCGGGTTAGTCAATGTGTTAGACCCACGCGGATACTCAATAACTTAAAGCCTTTAACAAGGCGTCCTTGCATCTAAGGTCTTTGAAACGGAAGCACCCGCGCTCAAAGTAGTACCGCATATTAGCAAGGAACAGGTCATTTTGTTTTAGCATTACATAATTAATTTCATGGTCATCGGTTGTAACAGCAATGCGCCCCTTGTACGTTGCATCAGCCCGGTCATCGCAATATATGATTCCTGCGTCCGCAAATTCTCGGATGGCATAGAGCTGGCCTTTATACTTCAAGGTTGCAAGATAACGGCTAGTCCCCTCTGGCCTCTCGATGAAACTCTTAGAATCATTGAGGTACACATTTTCGGCAGAGTAAGCAACATACTGATTCTTAGCAAAGGCACGGTTAAATCCGCTCTCTTTCTGTGCACGGCTTGCGCTCTCCACGAAACCCTGTTCAAGAACAAAGCCATCACCACGAAGGAAACGAACTTTGTCCGTCAACCGACTTGAGATACCAAGCGCCACATAGTAAGGATTCAGAATGCTAACCGGGTTTCCTATAAGATACACCGGAACATAGCGAATTTGAGCGCCATTACCACGGGCGACAGAAGTGTGAATCGAAATAAGTTTTTCAACTTCGTCTGCGCAGTAGTGGTTAGTCTCACTCTGAAATTCGTCCATGAGCATACGAGAGACATCGTTAAACATGTGGGAATTTTTCTTAATCTGGTCTGCATTATTGAGCGACACGGCATATCCACAACTTACATCGTCAATGAACAGCTCATGGTAAATGCCTTTAGCGTTCTTTTTTGAGGTCATATGTGTGTTTGGGAAGAACAAACCCTGTATATCTTTATAGAATTTTTCGGCCACATTATCCAGTTCATAATTGTACCTATAAACAAGCATGAATTTGCCGCCGTTTTCTTTCCAGCGATTCACGCAAAGGCGGTTAAAGTAAGTAGTTTTACCGCCCGTTCTATTTGTCGTTACAATTATAATTTCTGGCTTCTCGCCGTTGATATCTTTTAGGGACAGAACTTTAGTCCCGTCATAATACAAAGGATTTTCCATAGTTAAAACCACCCTATAATATTTTATCATATCTACTTGACAATGTCAAGCCCATGTGATATAATTATTTAAGAAAATATGAAAGGGGGTGAACAGCATGAACGTCAAAATGGCAATCATCGTGGCTTCCTTTATCGCCGCCGACATCCTTACAGGCCTTATTGCCGCCCTGCGTAATGGCGAATACAAATCGTCTGTTATGCGTACCGGCTTGTGGTCGAAACTGGGCGAGGCTGCCGCGGTACTTCTGGCGGTGCTCTGTGAGTGGGCGCTTCCTATTATCGGAGTAGACATTCAGATTCCTATCTTCGAGGGAGTAAGCGCTTATCTCTGTCTCATGGAGCTGGGCAGTTGTGTGGAGAACATCACGAAAATTTCCCCTGAGCTGAAAACGATGCTCTCTCGCTATCTCGGTATTTACAAAAACAAGGAGTAAGAAATGAAAGGCATTGACATTTCTGAATGGCAGGGAGAAGAGTTCTCCATCGCCGAACATGACCCGGACTTTGTGATTATCCGTCTCGGGTACGCTGAAAGCCTTGACAAACAGGCGATTAATTTCATCATGCAGGCTTGCAACCTCGGTATCCCGTGGGGTGTATACTGGTACAGTTATGCTCTTACCGTAAAAGACGCACTTGCCGAAGCTGGCGCGTGCCTTAAATTCCTAAACAAACTCAAACCACCTCTCGGCGTATGGTATGACATGGAAGATGCCGACAGCTTCAAGGCCAAAAATGGAATGCCCGATAGTGCGACTATCACAGCTATGTGCCGCGAATTTTGTCAGAGTATGAAAGACCATAATCTGTTCACAGGCGTATACGCTTCTGAATCATGGTTCGGTTGGAAAATAGGCGCAACCGGTTTCCCGAAGTGGATAGCCAGTTGGGGAAATAATGACGGAGTAAATTACCCTAACCTTGGAGGCAAATGCATGATGCACCAGTACCGTGGTTATCCTCTTGACCTTGATATCATGTATGCTACACTCGATGATTTTAAGTTTCTTGAAGCTGAAGCTGCGCCGGTTATCACTTTTGACGCTGCACTCAATACGGTTGCTTCCTATATGGCGAGCGAAGTGCTTGATGGAAAGTGGGGCAACGGAGAAGAGCGGAAAAAGCGCATTGGAGAATACTTCTATAAACTTGTGCAGGACGAAGTGAATCGTATTTGTGGGGTGTAACAATGGGGTGGAATGCTAAGAGCACAGGCGCTTACGCAAAAGAAAGTGGAGCAGCCAGAGAGAACGCAATAGAAATTGCACGGCTGTTAGTGTCCGATGGGTGGTCGGACAAAGCTATAGCGGCTATGCTCGGCAACGTCACATATGAAAGTGGGATAAATCCGTGGCGGTGGCAAGGTGACTATGTGCCGACATTTCTTGAGTTCGAGGGCTGGACTACAGATGAAGCCGCATTGCATGGCTATGGTCTTGTTCAGTTTACACCGGCAAGCACCTACATCAATGCCACGAACGCGGTGACGTATGGGGGTAAGGGTTACTCCCCACACTTTAGCGACAAGGCGGCTGTCCCACGGGACGGCAATGCACAAATGCTTTTCTTCCTTTCAATCGTAACAAGTAGCTGGCTACATCAACTGTACAACTATTATTACACTCCGTTCCTTAATATCGGTGTTGACATATCACAGTGGTACTATACCACATTCGAGAATTTTAAGAAGGGTATCAACAACACCGGCAAGGCACTTAGCGTCGCTGATTTAACCGGAGTGTTTGAGCTGTGCTATGAGCGTCCCGCCGCTGAGTACGCAGCTTCAAGTTACAAAACCAGAGTAGACAACGCCGAATATTGGTACAAGAATCTGAAAGCCAAGCGCGGAATGTCGTGGATATACTATTTAAAAAGGAGAAGATAATATGTCTGTTAAGACTAAGGACGAACTTCTGGCGTCGGTTCGTGCCATTGTTGGCGAAGATACCTCTGACGCGACGCTTGAACTGTTTGACGATATCGCAGATACATTGGACAATTTCAGCAATAGTGAAAACATCAACTACAAGGAAAAGTACGAACAGAATGACCGCGAATGGCGGCAGAAATATCGTGACCGCTTTATGAACGGTAAGCCCGAAGATGAAGAAGAGGAAACGGAGGAAGATTCGGGTAAGAAATATACTTATGAAAGTCTTTTTAAGGAGGGTTAAACAATGCCTACCAGAATTGGAATTTCCGCGCTTAACGCGAGCACGATTGACATTCTGAACACCATTCGTGCAAATGCGTCCTACGAGTACCAGAGCACCATCCCTGAGGTTACCAAGGCAACTGACATCCCCAAGGTCGGTGAAATGCTTGCTGGTTATCCGTCTCTTGCTAACCAGTTTCTTAGCTCGCTCGTTAACCGTATCGCCCTTGTTCGTGTCAAGAGCGCCACGTTTAACAATGCGTATGCTGAACTGAAAAAGGGTTATCTTGAGTTCGGCGAAACGGTTGAAGAGGTGTTCGTGAACATCACGAAAGCTCGTGAGTTCAGCACCGATAAAGCCGAACAGCGCGAGCTGAAAAAGACCCTGCCGGATGTTCGTGCTGCTTTCCATTGCATGAACTTCCGTGTGCAGTACCCTGTGAGCGTCACGGACGAAGAGTTCCGCATGGCGTTCCTTAGCATCAACGGTGTTGAGGATTTGATTGCGAAGATTGTCAGCGCCGTGAGTGTTGCAGCGGAATATGACGAGTATCTTCTCTTCAAGTACCTTATTATTAAGGGTGTGACTAAGGGCAAGATGCTGCCGGTTAAACTTAGCGGTACTGCTATGACGGATGCGGCTGTGGCTTTCCGTGGTACGTCCAATGCACTCACATTTATGAGCACCAAGTATAACGCTGCTGGTGTGCATAATGTAAGCCAGAAAAATGACCAGTATATCTTTATGGATGCGAACTACAATGCCCAGTACGACGTGAATGTGCTTGCGTCCGCGTTCAATATGGATAAGGCTGACTTTATGGGGCACCTGAAACTGATTGATGACTTCACCACGTTTGACAATGAGCGCTTCGAGATCATCCGTGAAAGCTCCGACATGATTGAGGAAGTCACGGCTGCGGAACTGGCTCTCATGGCGAACGTCAAAGCGGTGCTGGTTGATAAGGAATGGTTCCAGGTGTATGACAACCTGTCTAAGTTCACCGAAAAGTATGTGGCGAGTGGCATGTACTGGAACTATTTCTACAACGTGTGGAAAACGGTTTCCTACAGCATCTTCTCGAACGCTGTTGTATTCGTGGATAGCACTGCGGGCGTTGACCTGCCCGCCACGCTTAGTGGTAAGATTACCGGCCTTGTCGAAAGCGATAGCGCTAACATCATTACGGTCGGTGTTGACGAAACTGCGGCTCTTAGCTCTCGGCAGATTGAGTTCGTGCAGGGTGCGACGGAAACGGCTGCGGGTATCGCGGTGCATAAGTACGGTGCGTATATTGCGCCTGTTGCGCAGACCACTATTACGCCGACGTTTACCATCAATGGCACGACGTATACCGCGACTGCCGCGGTTACGATTGCGGATGCCAAGATTGGCGATGCAATCTCGTTCAAGAAGGGTTAAGGCAAAATTTGAGAGGGAGGGGGTTTCTCTCCCTCTCTTTAGGAGGATTATGTATGCCCTATATCGTTCCTAATAGCAACATACAAATCATGAACAAAGTGCCGATTGATATGAGCAACACACACACTTTGTTCTTTTCTGGGATTGTAGACCAAGTAAACTATTTTGCCAGTAAAGTGAAGTATAGTTTTACTTCGTGTACATATGCAAGACAGACCCCGGGTTATATCAAGTTGCCTATTAGCGCTGACCGCATATATGACTGTAACTATTTAAGGTATCAAAATGCGAGTTTCTCGGATAAATGGTTTTACGCCTTTATAACCAATGTAGAATATATTTCTAACAACGTATGTGGCGTTCACTTCATACTGGATAACTTGCAGACATGGCTTTTTGAGATGCAGCTGGGAGAATGTTACATTGACCGACAGCACTCTACCACTGACGTGGAGGGGGATAATTTAATTCCCGAAAATCTTGAAACTGGCGAATACATGTATGTGGACAATAATCTGGATTGGAGTAAAACATTTACTTCATATGATATACTTGCGCTTACTACTTTTTCGTCAACGTATACCACGGACGGACATTGGGTATTCGTTAGAGAGCAAGGGACATACCGCTTTGGTATTTATTCTGGCCTTAATATACGTGTTTTTCGTTCTGTGGAAAATGCGGATACTGTAACGCTTATCAATAGTTTTCTCACAGCTGCGACAGAAACATACGGTGACGAGAACGGTGTGGTCGCTCTTGTGATGATACCGCATGATAGTTTGGATGACCAGTTATTGCCCGCTCAAATATCACAGACAATCCCTAAAATAACTACACTTGACGGATACACACCTGTCAATAAAAAACTACTAACATCGCCATATTGTTTTATTGAATTAAGCAACTGTGAGGGGGCAACTGCGGCTCTCCCGCAGGAATACTTCGGCGGTACTAACCCAAGTGTATGTCAATTCATGATTACGTTCAATATTACAGCAGCCCCGGTGGCTTTTTGCGTCCCCATAAATTACAAAGGTTCCGAGTATAACTATTCGGAGGGCATGTACATTAACAACTTCCCGCAGTGTTCATATAATACAGACCTCTTCAAGGCTTATATGGCACAGTCGTTGGTTGGTTCACTCGGCCAAGATTTTACAGACCTAATAAATAACGCTTCTGGTGCCCACCCAAGCAGGGAAATGAGCCATGGCTATAGATATAAAAATTTAAGCCAAGGCTCGCCATCTACTGCGCAATATTATGGACGAAACACAAGTGAGAACATTGCCGATATCACGAGGGGATTTTTGCAGGACGGGGGTAAAGGTATAATTGGCGGAATTGGCGTTGCCGGAACAGTCGGAGCTGTGCTGACGGGAAATGCCGGGGAAATTCTGGGGCAAGTGTACAATTCGATGGCAACTATGTATACTAAAAGCATCGCTGCCCCGCACAATAACGGGGCTAATACGCCGGACTATTTGTGCTCTAACAGGCTTAAAGGATTTTGGCTATTCCATAGAACAATCCGAAACGAATTTGCCCGTAAAATCGACGGCTACTTTACACGCTTTGGTTATGCGCAGCATTCAATAGGTGTGCCAAACATTCACGCACGAACAAGATTCACATTTGTAAAAACGGTGGACTGTCACGTTGGTGGCAATCTTCCAGCCGAAGCCATAGACAGTATTCAAAGCATATTTGATGGCGGCATAACGTTTTGGGCTGACCATGTTAACGTTGGTAACTACAGCCTTGACAATGATATCATAGAGGGAGGTCAATAATGGCTAAAAAAGGCAGGGGAGACGGCGCTTTTTGGGAAAGCGGTAATATGAATAATGCGACGTATGCGCAGTATTATCGCCGTCTTACGGAGTTGTCCGTCAGTATGTTTAAGTGGGAGAATTTGCCTGATACAGTAGACCCAAGATTCCTTGAGCTTGTGCTGTTCAGCCAAGGACAAGCTGTATTCTTCAAGGATGAAGAAATGGGTTTCCTGTGCTTGCAAAATCTGGCGCAAGGAGACTTCAACGTTTATCGCGTGCCGAAACACCGTAGAGCATTTGCAGCCAATGGATATCAATGCGAACTTGATGAAAACAATAGCGTTATCATCTATAATAACTATCTGCGAACTGGTAGTATGCTCGACGTTAATATGTTCGCTGCAAGACTGGCAGAAATTGACCGAACGATTGATGTTAACGTTAAGGCGCAGAAAACGCCTGTGCTCATTTCATGCGACGAGAATGAACGGGTTAGCATGAAGAATCTGTATATGCAGTATGACGGTAATCAGCCGTATATTTTCGGAACGAATGATATGCGCGGCGATACTGTCAAGGTGCTTAAAACGGATGCGCCATTTGTTGCAAGGAATCTGTATGATTTAAAGGTGCAGTATTGGAATGAAGCTCTGACTTATTTGGGTATTAATAACACTAATATTCAGAAGAAAGAGAGGCTTATTTCTGACGAAGTTACAAGAGCTATGGGCGCTACGATTGCAAGCCGCTATAGTAGACTGAATGCAAGGCGCGAAGCTGTTGAGAAAATTAACAAGATGTTCGGCCTGAATATTGAAGTTAATTATCGTGAGGACTACCGGGAGATTGACAATGAAGTTATGCTCCCTGCTGATAGCGAAGATGGCGATGCAACTATCATTGCCGGAAATGCGCAGACTCAAAAGACTTTCGTGGAGGTATGATGCATGTCTAAGTATACTACCGAAGTGAGATATATCTGTGAGACCTATGCGGGGCTGACGGAGAGTGCTGGTTTCGCTGATGTTGGTAAGGTGATTGAAGATAGTAGAGCAAAGGTGTTTGACTTTGATTATCCTATCTTCGACGAGAATTACAGACAAGCACTTGAAAGTAAGATATTGCTTCACTATTATACGCAAGAAATTGGGCTGGAAACTGTTGGACTTTGGAAGCTGAAAATGCAGGCTAAACTGAATGAGATTATGCCGTACTATAATCAGCTTTATAAAAGTGAGATGTTGACGTTCAATCCGTTGGTGGATGTAGATTTGAAAACACAGAGAAGCGGGAGTAGCAATAACGAGACTACTGGAAAGAGCGAAAGCGTTACTGCAAACAATGACGTAAGTACGACTAACCGTGATGGCACTACTTATGATTTGTATTCCGATACGCCACAGGGCGGTCTACAGGGTGTAGATAGCGAAACGTATCTTAGTTCGGCCGGGAAACGAAAGAATCAAGAAGCGAGCGAGAATACAAGCGCAGGAAGCAGTAGCAATAGTGGAACTGTGAACAATAACATTAGCACTACTGAACAGTATATTGAATATGTGAGCGGTAAGAATGGCGGAGAAAATTACGCAAAGAAGCTGATGGATTTTCGTAAATCGTTCCTTAATATTGATATGATGATTATCCGTGACTTGCGTTCTCTGTTCATGTATCTTTGGTGAGGTGAGTTTGTGAAAGCTATTGTGATAAATAAGAAGCCTTTTGGGGTGACTGAGTTTGACAATTTAGTTAGCATCGAAAGCGGAATTGGAAACAGCCCTATTGTAGATTCATTTATCATTCATTACATGGTAAATGATACTGCTGTGCAGAGGACGTTCAATACTGCCGATGTTATCGTGCAGATTATGTGAAAGGAGAATTAAACAATATGCTCGAACCTATTAGAAACTGGTGGTGCCAGAAAGTTCTTCCGTTGGTGTATACGGATGCACTTAGCTACTATGAGGTGCTTGGTAAGCTCATTCAGAAAATAAATGAGGTTATCACGAATGTTAATTCTCTTAACGAGAATACCGTGTTTACGGTTAATGACATTAAGCCTACCGGTGGTAACGTGAATGTTGGCACAGTTAAGTCTGTGAATGGTAGTACCCCGGATGCAAGTGGCAATGTTAATCTGCCTGCGGTTAGCGGCGTTACAAGCGTTGATGGTGTTGGCGCTGATTCACAGGGAAATGTACAACTCAGAGCTGTGCGAGAGGTGAACGGATATACGCCGGATGAAAGCGGCGTAATTCCCGGTATCTCTGCTGTAAGCATGCTCGCGTATATCAGCACGTGGAATACGACGAAAGATATCTATGATTTTGCTGTTAATTCGGCAAATGCGAAAAAACTTTTTTACTCGAGCATCTGGGGTGAAAATAGTTACCCGTGGTGGGATGCGTCGTTGTTTGGGAGTGGCGATTTTATCTTCACTATTTTGAACCTTGCCGATACCCATCAACCGGAAATTCTTATTCGCTCCCTTGAACGCGGTGACATCTACGCGCTACACAGGGAGGGTGAAGCGCCTAATCAGACGTATGTTTGGAGAGCTAATTACGGCAGCAATGTGAGAAGTATCAACACCATTAACAAGCCGGATGCTAATGGCAACGTGTATCTTAGTGCTGCCGGGGTTGGGGCGATTCCGAATACGGACGGTAGTGTAAGTACCAGCAACCTTGGGTCAAAAATTGTCACAAAAGCAAAGTGCGAAGATGATATTTTGTACTACCCCGAAAAACCTGTAACAATAACCGACGGTGTACAAGCAGACGCATCATGGGGTAGGTACTATATGTACCTTGTGGGAACTGGAACTGTAGGAGTTAACTTTAGCGAAGATTTTTTCAATTCGGTTGAAAGTTTTTGGGAATGCTATCTAATCAATCCCGGTCTCGGAAATGTGCCAATTAACATTAACACAAACACGTACACTATTTTCAACCTTACAGAGGGAACTTCACCGGGCGCAAGTGCTTTATTCCAGCTGGCGAACTATAAGGGAATGTTCGTTAAAAAACTTGGGACTGTAATTTTGGTTCAAATTTTGTAATCTAATGGCAGGGCAGTTTATGCCCTGCTTTTAGTTTTTAGTTCAAACTATGTACCGCAAAAAATCCTAATGG